AGCTAAGGCATATGGACTTGATATTATCTACGAGGATTAGGCTGATTGCTATTTTAAAAAATAAAAGAAAGGGGGAAAGCCTCATGAATAGAAATGTATTAGTTTTAAAAGATGCCACAGAAATAACCATTGTCAATGATGACGGCATTCATAACATACAGATTATTGTTGACAATCTGTCAGAACTTGGAACATTATGGGACAAGCTCACACCCGATAATCTGTCAACAGTGGCAATCAAAGATTCCGAGGGAGCTGTGGTAGGAAACTACAACAATATGCTCCTATGTAGCCCGGCTTTCCGGGCGGTTGATAGGACCGAAGCTGGAAAAATTCAGGCAACATTTGGAATCCGTGGTAAAACGGAATTGGAACTGTTAAAGGAGCAGGTAGCAGCCATGAGTGAAACTTTAAGTGTACATGATGGCGCGATTGGAGATATGGGAGCCGTCATAAGTGCCGTAGCGGAGACTGCAGAAGGAGGGACGGTATAATGGGACGTTACTATGGTCTGAAAATCAGGAATAACGAAATGACACTGGAGAAAGTCCCCAGGCTTTGGAAAACAATGACTGAAAAATGGCTGGAACAGAATCCAGCGGATTAATGGAGGAATCTTGTGCCAACGGAAGTCATAGTTGCATTAATTGGGCTGCTGGGAAGTGCTGCGGGCACATTTACCGGAATCATGGTGTCAGCCAAATTAACGGCATATCGTTTGAGCGAACTAGAAAAAAGGGTAGAAAAGCATAACACAGTCATTGAACGGACTTACAAACTTGAAGAAGCGCAGGCGGTTATGCAGGAACAAATCAAGGTGGCCAATCATAGAATTGGAGACTTAGAAAAAGAAAGAGAGGAATAACGATGAAGCACGTAGATTGGACAAGAAAACTGACAAGCCGGAAATTTTGGGCGGCTGTAGTTGGATTTGTAAGCCCGATTATGGTGGCAGCAGGGGCGGGAGACAATGAAATTACCCAGGTGACCGCTATTATTATGGGAGGGGCCACTTTGATTGCATACATAATCGGCGAGGGGCTGACGGATGCGGCGGCCACAGGAAACACAGGAAAAGAACCTGAGGCAGAGGAGCGGGTGGCGACCAAATAGCCGGAGGTGGTCCGAAATCTAATATGTAACAAGTCAACAGGAGGGGAGGCAGAGGGCTTCCCCTTTTATGCATAAGGAGGAAATTATGATTGATAATGCATACGCAAGAGGACAGAAACTGTTATGTGGCGATTATAGCCAGTACACACCTACTGGAAAGTCTTATTTCACCAAAAAAGGCAGATGGTTTTCTGTGCCTAGAAGGGGAGATATCGTATATTTCTATTATACATCTCTGGGCCGTGTCGGGCATGTGGGTGCTGCCGCAGTAGTCGAAACCGATTACCAGAACCGGACATTTGAGTTTGTCACGTTTGAGGGAAACACATCATCGGGAAACGCAGGGGACCGTAATGGAGGATGCGTCGCCCGGCATACCTATAAAGCATCCTTTGACGCAGTGGGAGGAACACAAAAAATCAATGGATTCGGGCGCCCCATGTACAGTATGGATACCTGTACGGCAGATGAATTTATCAACGTATTGGAGGGAGAGCTGGGATACATTGAAAAGGAAAGCAATAAAAACTTGGATAGTAAGACTGGGAATCCAGGGGATAAAAACTATACAAAGTACGGGAAATGGTATGGGTATACCCCTGCATATTGGTGCCAGCAGTTTATATCATGGTGTGCATACGAAGCCTGCCGCCAGCACATGGAGAAAACACAGACCGGGTGGGAGAAACAGCCAGACGGAAGCTGGAAATACTTGCGGTATGGCACATACATCAAGGATGAATGGGAGCTTATCAACACCGCGGCTGGGGCTCAATGGTTTGTATTTGATGGTGCCGGGACAATGATAACGGGATGGTTCGGGTCAGATGAACAGGGCTGGTACTACATGAACCCGGATGACGGAGCCATGCTGGCGTCACAATGGTTTGAAGTCAAGGGAAAACATTATTATGCAACAAAGACAGGGGAAATAGCAAAGAATGTGTATGTGAAATCAACGGCTCCAGGAATGTATTGCTGGGTAAATGGTTCGGGAGAATGGGTAAAAGAGTGGGATACCACCATGCCGGACCTGCAAACATATGGCCTGGCAGAATAGGGGGAAGAAATGACAGTAGGGGAATTAATAGAAACAATCATCCGGATGAGAGGACGCCAATACGGTGAGGATATCATGATGGGATGGCTCAATGAGATAGAGGGCCAGGTGATTGAAGAGATAGTGAACCGGGCAGAGGGCTACAATGTAACATTTAAACCGTTGTCTTATGACTTGGACGCGGCAAAGGAGCTAACCATACCGACGCGTTTCCAAGACGTGTATATCCATTACATGCTTTCTAAAATTGACTATCACAATCAGGAAACAGAACGGTATAACAATGATGTGGTTATGTACAACAGCGCATATGATGCGTATGCGGCATGGTTCCGGCGCGAGAATATGCCAAAGCGTGGCGCGTCATTTTCAGGATTTTAGGAGGTTGCCATGGGAAGATTGCCATTCCTGACTATGGCCCCAAAAGAAAACAGCCGTCAGATAGGTAACTTTCTGGGACTGAATACGGGGACGGTCATAAGCGAAAACGAATTTGCCGACATGCAGAACATGTCCTCCGATGATTTTCCGGCCATCTCTACACGGAAGCCCAGGGGAAAAATCATCAAGAACCTGACAACGCCTCACGGCCTGTTTTATAAAAACGGATTGGCGTATGTGGACGGTACAGAGTTGTATTACAAGGATAAAAAGATTGCAGATGTGACAAGCACGGATAAACAGATAGTGGGCTTGGGTGCGTTCCTGGTTATTTTTCCGGATAAGATAATGTATAACACCTCATCTGAGGAACTGACCAGCCTGGAAACGCAATGGTCACAAACATCCTCAGCCACATTTGCACAGACCACAAAGGGGTCGACCATGGTCAAAATCAGTTGCACAGGTATAGGGAAATCATTCCATCAATTTGATGGAGTAGAGATAACGGGATGCACAAATGATGCATTCAATAAAACCACGGTCATACAGGAAAAGGCGGACGATTACCTCGTAATTATTGGTAACCTATCCGAACCATTCAGCCAACCATCCGGCCTCACCATCAGCCGGAAGGTTCCTGATATGGATTATATCTGTGAGAATGGAAACCGGATCTGGGGCTGCTCAAGTAAAAACCATGAAATATACGCAAGTAAGTTGGGAGATCCGGCAAACTGGAATGCGTTTGAAGGGATAAGCACGGATTCCTACGCGGCGACCGTGGGAAGTGATGGAGATTTCACCGGCTGTCTGTCCCATCTTGGATACGTGTTGTTTTTTAAGGAGGACGCTATACACACAATCATGGGTGATAAGCCAAGTAATTTTCAGATTACAACTGTCAGCCCGGCCAGAGGCATTGCAAAAGGCTGTGAAAGCACGGCTTGTGTGGTGGATGAGACATTAATATACGCGGCCCGTAACTGCATATGTAGCTATGACGGTGCCAATCCATCCAGCATATCAGATGCCATAGGGGACTACAGAGTATCCCAGGGCGTAGCCGGGCAGTATGATGGAAAGTATTACGCCTCCTTGGAACGAAATGGAAAATGGGACATGTATGTGTTTGACCTGGAAAAAAACTTGTGGCACAAGGAGGACGGCTTGCATGTACGCTTTATGACATACGGAGAAGGTGAACTGTACTATATCGACATAGACGGGAATTTGTCAACTGTGGCCGGGAATCGGGAAGAGAAGATAAAGTGGGTTCTTGAAAGTGGGGACATGCTGGACGGAAGCGTAGAATTCAAGTATTTAAAACGAATCCTGTTCAACATGAAACTGGAACCAGGGACAGCGGTGGATATTCTACTGCAATATGATGAACAGAAGGATTGGGAGAAAGTATACACCTATACGGCTGCTTCATATCGTACCTATGTCCTCAACGTGATTCCACACCGGTGCCAGAAATACCGGTATCGCCTGGAGGGCAGAGGGGCGGCTACGTTGATTGCTATAGGTAAATATGTAGGTTATGGGAGTGAGAGGCATGGCAGTTTTTAAACCACTGGTGTTGGACCAGGACGAAACAGATATGAGCCAGGTCATGAGTAAACTGTATCGCTTCAGTCGGGATTTAAAATATACGTTGTCGAATCTGACCCTGGAGGACAATATGGATAATTCAGTTCTGAAGGTCCTGGATAGTCGAAAGAATAAAACTAGAGAAATAAGCTTCAGCAAAGACGCCTTGACCATTGATTTGATGGACTATGAAACCGGGATGCATACAAGCCTGGAACAAACCCGTGAAAAGATATTGCTCCTGGTAGATTCCGGGGAGGTGGTAAATACCATGCTGTCACGGATGGAGCTGTACGGGGAGCATATCACCCTTAAGACAGGACAGGTCATCATACAAGCTCAAAACATGACCCTGGATAAAGCGGGCAATGCGTATTTTTCAGGGGATATCATAGGTGGCTCAATCAACATAGATGGGAAATTTATCGTGTATCCAGATGGAAGCTGCTATGTAGACGGAACATTCACAACGGAAACATTAAACCCTCCAAATGGAATATATGCTTATGAATTGGACGTATACAATGATGATGACCGAATAAATACGGTCACGGGAAACATAGCGTGCGCCGATGCCTATATATCGGAAACCCTTACATGCAGAAGAGTACACCAGAAATCAGACAGACGGTGTAAGAAATGGATTGAACCTATATCTGACCAGGAAGCGACAGAAGCATTAAAGGCAATCGTGCCAACGCGATACACGTTTATTGATAGCGGCCGGGCTGGTATTGGCTGTATTGCCCAGAATCTATATCGTAAAACAGAGGAAGGACGCATTCCGATGGTTGTACGACATGGAAAACACCTGGAACTCCCATACAGCAGCTATGGAGCCATCTATACCCGAGCAATTCAGAAAAACCAAGAGAGGATAGGAGCAATAAAGCGGGAAATCAAGGAAAGAAAGGAGCGGATCCATGTCAAGCTTTAACGTGCCGGCAGTGGGCGGTCAAAATCCTGATATTAAGAAGGTATATAGCTATGTTCAGTTGCTGAACCGCCAATTGAAATATACCCTGGGAAACCTTACGCCAGAGGACAACTTCACGCAGGAAACGCTTTTAAAGTATCAGGAGACGGATACAACCATTGCACAGATTGAGGTTACTATGGATGGATTTCTGACCCAATTCAAGGACCTGAAAAATGACTTGGAAACCGGAATCCGAGTGCTGAATGGTGAGATTTCTATGAAGGTAAGCGCAGGAGAACTGTGTTCAGAGATATCTGCCACCACGGACACTATCACATTCAAGAGCGGTTATCTTATCATAGACAGTAACAATTTTAAGTTATACCAGGATGGAACCGCTCAGTTTTCCGGGAACATTAATGGCGGTTCCATCAACATCAATAACAATTTCATTGTGAGTGAAAGCGGCGCTGTTACTACCAAGGCAATTACCTATTCCGGACAGATAAGCGTTAATGGGCTGTTGTACTCCAACTATATGCGCATTGCGGGAAATGCCAATGTGGAAGGTTCCCTTACATGCCGATATCTAAATGCGACCTATGATGTATCCTGCGAGGTTCTAACAGAACGGTCGGACCGGCGCTTAAAAGAAAACATAGAGGAGATACCCGACCAGACAGCGCTTGCGCTTGTCCTGGGATTTAGGCCAGTAACATTCACCTATAAGGATTCGGGAAAGAGAGGGATGGGACAGATTGCCCAGGATTTAGACGAACTCCAGAAAAGACTGGGTACAGACCTGCCCTTGGTGGACCACGGAGGGGAATATCTGTCAATTCCATACAGCACTAATAGTGTTTTGTATGCCGGGGCCATCCGGGCCCAACAGAGAGAATTGGATGAACTGGAAAAGGAAATCAACCGAATGAAGGAGGAAAATATATGGTAAAGATTGCATTTGAAGAAGAAAAAATCAATATGGCTCTGATGCTGTTAAATCAACTGCGGGTGGAAGGCATACAGCAGGCGAACTTTCTTTTATCCATAAACAATATATTGACCAACGGAGAAAAAGTAGAAGAGGAAGGAGGAAAATAATATGGCAGTAGCAAGCATTGTCGATTATTTGAAAAGCAAAGGACAGGACAGCTCCTATAACAATCGAAAAAATCTCGCAAGCCAGTATGGAATTACCAACTATGCCGGAACAGCCGCCCAGAACACAAACCTGTTGAGGGCATTGCAAAGCGGAAGTAAAGGAAGTGCAGCCAGTCCACAGGCAACCAATCAGGCAACAACAGGAAGTAATGTAACCATAACGCCAGTAAACAATGCAAGTGCCGAAAACAAAAACAGCCAGTACTTGACTGGATACCAGTACCAAAAGTATACGCCATCGGACAGAGTAAACAGCTATGCAGATAAGCTGGCCGACCTGGAGGACGATAAACCGGGGGCCTATGTGAGCAAGTACGACAGTCAGATAGACAGCATTGTAAACAGCATCCTGAACCGGCAGCAATTCGACCCCAACAGCGTGTATGATACGGATTTATATAAAAATTATAGAGAACAGTATATGCAGCAGGGAAACAAGGCCATGCGTGACACGATCGGTAACATATCCGGAATGACAGGCGGATATGGATCGACCTATGCCACAGCAGCCGGCCAGCAGGCATATGATAACTACATGAGCCAGCTGGGAGATAAGACCATGGATATCTATGATAGGGTGTATCAGCAATACCTCAACGAAGGTCAGGAACTGTATAACCAGCTTGGAATGGTCAATAACCAGGACAGCATTGACTATAGCAGGTATAGGGATACGGTCAACGATTACTACAACGACCTTAATTATTATGCCGGCCGGTATGATAGTACATATGCGCAGGACTTTGGAGAGTATCAGTACAACCAGGATGCCCAGCGATGGGCAGAGGAATACGCATACAAGAAAACACAGGATGCATTGGCGCAGCAGAACTGGCAGACACAGTTTGATTACCAGAAAGAGCAGGATGCACTTCAGTACGCTCTCCAACAGCAGCAGCTTGCACTGTCGGCTTCTAAAGCCAGGAGCGGAGGCGGGGGAGGAAGCAGTAAGAGCAGCAAGAGCAACACCAATGCTTACCTTACTAAAGCTAAAAATATGCTGAGTGGTACGGATGGAAACGATACACATAAATACAAAAGTGCTACTGTATCAAATTATCTGAAAAAACAGTATGGTTTGTCTGCGGTAGAAGCGGACTATATCACGTCTCAGGCAAATGAAGCCATAAAAGAGGGGTCGGAGGGAAACGTGAATAAATATTATGATTATGCGGCGGCCTATGCAGAGACACATGATGAAAATGAGGTATTTGAGTATCTGAACCGATTCTATGAAAATAAGAAAATCAGCGAAGATGAAGCAGATGAAATCTATCGGAGACTGGGAATGAATTAAGGAGGCAATATGTCATTTAGCAGTAGACTGAAAGAAAAACAGGAACAGGAAAACAGAACGGGCAGTACAACTAGAAGAAATAGAAGTGAGGAGCCGGTGACGCCGGTCAACACCTTCCTAGCGCGCCGGGAAGAACGAGAAAGAGAACGAGAGAGGGAGCAGCAGGAGCAATTAAAACAAGCGGTGCAGCAGGACCACTCAAAAGAAAAGTCTGATTTTTTCCGTGCGGACAGAGAGCAAGCACGGAAAATAGCACAGAGATTAGATGCCAGCCCCAATAAAAAACTGTATGCAACGTTAGACCAAAAGCCCAAGAATGCAGGAAGTCCATTTGCACCGATACGACAAACGCCAGAACAGAAAGTAAAAGTAGAGGAATATACAAAATACCTGGCTGAAAAAACCAAACAGGAGAGGCAACAGAAGCAAAAGAGAGAACAGGAACAACAGGAAACAAAAAGAATTTTGGACAAGGTAGGATATCAGGATGGATATCAGTTTAAGCGATACATTGACCTGCCTAATGAACCAGACTTTGCCCAAACCGTTGAAAAAGCCAAAGCGAATGACCCTTCGTGGATGGAGCGCGCCCAATTTTGGAAGAAAACATCCAATCCAGTAGAAGATGCATACAGGCAAATGGAAAAGATGTGGGGAAAAGACGGGGCAACCCAGGAGGACATTCGGGAGAAAACCCTAAAAAGAACCATGGGAGTAGGCTCAGAAAGTGATAATATGCTGCGCAAGTATGCCCTTATGACCGAGCGAGAGCGATATACATATGACTATGTATTTGAAAAGGCCGGGAAGGAGGCGGCAGATAAGTACCTGGATAGCCTGCAAGATACAATCAACCTGAGAAGCGCGCAGGATAAATACACCAGAGACGAAACGACCGTACCAGACCCCATGAAGATTCCATACAATATTGGAAAATCATTTGGAATAGGTGCGGAAAGCGCTGTGAAAGGAATCGGACACCTGCCAGACGCAATATTAGGCAGACAGCCGGACTACAACATCACAGAATCCGAATATTACCAGGAGCTGCTAAATAGTCAGGCTGGAGGCGCTGAAAGATTAGCTTACAACCTTGCGTCCGGTCTTGGAAACCTGGCTCCATCTATTGCAATTGCAGCGGCAACGGGAGGCGCAGGAAGCGCTGGAGCCGCGGAAACTATAGGAAAATTTGGTGGAAAACTGTCCGCTTGGGCGGCAAAGGGGGCTGTGGGAAGCGGTATAATGTCAGCTCAAATGGCCGGTCAGACTTATCGGCAGGATATCATGGAAGGGCGTCCGGTTGAGGGGGCCCAGATGAACGCGGCCCTTACTGCCGCCGATGAATATGTAACCAACTGGCTGTTGGGCGGTATTGCGGCCTATGGCGGCGGAGCTATAGGGAAGGTACTAAAGAACAGTAAAGTAGGCCAGGCGGCTAAACAGGGCATTTCAAATGCCTTGGCGAAAAATCCGGCAATCCGTAGGGCAGTCCTTGGGGCGGCTAATTATGGTGGCGATATGCTGTCAGAAGGAACTCAGGAGGCCGTGCAGGACCTGACGGAATCCATCAGGAAGAGCATGATATACGGAGACAATCTGGACCTTGCTGGAGACCTTAAAGACCCTCAGACATGGGAAGATTTTGCACTAGGTGCCTTGACCGCTGGTATTCTGAATGCGCCTGGAGCCATATCAAACAATCGGGCTATAAATCAGTATGGAAAGAGCATCAACCCAGACTATCGTGATTATGTCAATGGCTTGTCAGATATTAAGCCGGAAAGCTACGCAGATCCGGCAGATTATCAGGAAGCATCTGAACTGAAGCAAATGGCAGAGGAATACGCGGCCAAACAGGCCAACAAGGAATTTGTTTCTAACCGCGAGAAGGCAGAGTATGCGATACGGTTTCAGCAGTTTATGGAAAACACCATGCGCCATAACGAGGAAAAAGTAGCCAGGGAAAACGCTCAGAATAGCCAGCAGGACACAGGAACGGAAGCGGATGAACAAACTTACACCGAACCCGAAACAGCCGAATACGAGCCGTATAATGAGCCAGAGGAAGCGCCGACCAAAGCTCAAAACCAGACGGAACCAACACAGAAACCGGCCGTGAATCAAACAGTGGCCAGCCAGGCTGTTCCGAATCAGACAGAAGCATATAGAAAGCCATATGGGAAGAATGGCCAGGCGGCATTACAGAAAGGATATGACGGCAGCATTGAGCTGTCTGCCTACAATAAAGCTTTTGGGCGTGCCTACGATGCAGGTTACTATAACGTGAGCATGGATATTGCAGAACGCTCGGCCATTATGAGTGTACTGACGAATGAACAGTTTGTGGATGCATATAAAGCCGGCGCGCAGGATTACAACATGGACAACAATATAGATCTGAAAACCGGCCGGCCCAAAACCGTTCCCCAGGGAATCCCAAGGACTGGAGGGTTGGGAACTGTATCGGAAAGCGCAACTACACCGCAGCGTAAAGTGGCAGAGCACATAGGAAAGATGACCGGTTTAAAAATCAATCTGGTGGATGGGTTGGGACAGACCAGCGCGGCCGGCTCTTATGGAAATGGAGAAATCACTATCTCCATTAATAGCAACGATTTCAACGGAACCCTTACCCATGAACTGACACACTATATCAAGCAGTATTCGCCAAAGGGATATAGACTGTATACAGAGATAGCCGTGGAAGCCATCATGAAATCGGAAAACACATCCTTGGAAAACCTCATGGAAAGCTATGAAAACAGGTACGCAGAGGCCGGACAGGAGTTGACCCGGGAGGAAATCATGGATGAGGTTGTGGCGGACGCCACGCAGAAGTTCTTTAATGACCCAAAGTTTATTGATTCTATTGCCAAAAAGGACAAAACAATTGCACAGAGAATCGTGGATTTCCTGAGTGATGTGGTTGATTCCATCAAACAGCTGATGAAGAACGGAAGCACCAGGGAAGCTGCAAAGGGACTAGAAGAGGACCTGCGATATTATGAGGATGCCAGAGACGCCTGGATGTATGCACTGTCAGACGCCAGCGAAACATACAAAGCAGACAAACAGGGACAGGCAGAGGGGCAGAAGGAACAGTACGCCTTGGAAAAACCAGAATTGGTGACAGATGAAAACATTGAAGAGAATTATGAAAAGGTCAGAGAAATGGATTCGGTAGCGGATTTATCAGGAAACGAATTTGAAAAGGGCGAGAAAGACCTTGTAACCCAAGTTTCTGATTTTTATAAGTCAATCGGAGGAAAAGTGCACAATGAAGTAGTAGGAGACATATATCTTGATAGAGATAGCGTAAAGGATGATATAGGCCATGGAGTAGGACGGGCAAAGGCAATTACATTTGCAGCTGTTCCGGATATATTGAAAAACGGCTATGTATTGGACTATAAAAAGAACTGGAAAAACAGGGGTTATGATTCAGCCGTGATAGGAGCTAAGGTAAATATTTCTGAGGGAAAGTATGCTGGGAAATATTATGGATTGGCAGTTGTGAAATTGTTAGATGATAATAAAATGTATCTGCATGAAGTACACACAACAAAGGCGGAGAGTGTTATGCCGTTCAAGACCCCGGACCTCCAAGGAGGCAAAACACGGAGCGACACTTACACTCTTCCGCCTATCTACAGTATATTCAATAAACTGGTGGATGTCAACGGAGAAAGTCAGCTGGAGAAGGTAAAGCTTCAATTGGAAGATGCAGACATTGACCCGAACGAAGTAGAACGCTTGCAAGAGCAGAACCAAGTGTTAAAAGAGGCAAATGAACTGTTGCAGGAACAATTCAAACTTACCGCTAGGGAAGATACACGACAGGAGGATATTGAGAAGATTGCTAAGAGTTTCCTGGATAAATATCAAAGCAGTTATAACGACAGAGTGTTGAGAAACAATCTGACAAAACTGTATGAATATATCAGGAGTACAGGGCAGGTGGACAGGGACGGATTGACGGAGGCGGCCACAGGGATTGCCAGGGGAATCCTGAAACAAGCCCGAAGTCAATACCCGGAACTGGCAGATATGTATAAAGGTGTCAGGAAGGAAATAAAGAATACCAAGATCAAATTATCCGATCAGGACAGGGCAGACCTGGGGGAAATGGGAGGATATGAAAGCTTCAGGAAAAAGTACTTCGGAAAAATCACGCTGAGTAAAGATGGCATATCGATTGACAGCTTGTACCAGAAATTAAGTGAACAGCACCCAGAACTGTTCCCGGCTGATATCACCCATCCAGCCGACCAGCTGATGGCCGTTGCCCATGCCATTGACCAGACCCAGGAATATGTCCAGAACCCATACCATGCGGACATGGACGAGATGTCTTATATCGTAGGCCAGGAGATTATACAGTCCTATTTCGAGATTCAGAATAAGATTCCCACGTTTGCTGACCAGAAGGAAGCTCAGCTGAACCAGGTCAAAGCCCAGCTGAACCCTGCCAAAGCCCAGTTGAACCAGGCCAAAGCGGACTATGCAGCCAAAATGAAAAAGTGCCAGAATGATTTCGCTAAAAAACTGAATCAATATAAAGCCGAACTGAAGGAGCGGTATACAAAGGGAATCCGTGAAGCCAATATTGATATCGCCAATGAACGCCAGATCCTGGCGGGGCAGCTGAAGCGCGTAGAGGACCGGATGGAGAACGCAACCGGGGACGAATGGAAGGAAGCCAAGAAGGAATATAATGAACTCATGGAAAGAGGCAGGGACTTAAACCGCCAGAAGGCCCAGGTTAGATACGTCCTGAATCCTAAAAAGTACGTGGAAAGCATGCAGAAAGTGCGAGAGAACAAACAGAAAAGCTCCAATAAGCAGAAAATCATCAAAGATACGATGACAATCCAGAACTGGCTTTTGAAGCCGGACAATAAGAAACACGTACCGGATGAAGTAAAAGGGATTGTACTGGAATTTATAAAGAGCATTGACTACAGTTCAAAGTATCTGAACCAGAAAGGGGAACCAACCCAGCGTACCAGGGCATGGGACGAATTACAGAAGTTTTATGAAGCCGTAAAAGATGGCGGTGAATGGGAAGGAGACAATAAGGAATCCGTCTATTTTGACTGCGACCCAGATATAATTGACCGGATGCAGGAGCTAAAGAAGCGTGTGTATGACATTGAGCGATTGGATGACCTAAGCACCCGTGAAATAGATTCTTTGCAGAAGGTGGTAAGCTCTATGAAGAAAACCATCATGGAAATGAATGACCTGAAAGCAAACCGGATGGCGGAACAGGTAGAAGAGCTGGCCGGTAAGGCGCTGGGAGACCTGGGGAAAATAGCAGGAGAAAGCGGCCGTCAGGAATATGGAGGCACAACAGGGCTGGCGGATAAGATGCTTAACTATGACAATATAACCCCGTACACATTTTTCTGGAGAATGGGGAGCGCCATGGAATCCATGTATAGCACATTTAGGAGTGCGGCGGATAAAAAAACAACCATGTTAAAAGAAGCAGATGATTATATAGATGGCGTGAAGAAAGACTTGAAAATAACCAGAAAAGAAATTCTGGAGTGGTCCGGACCAGGAGCAAAAAGACAAACTTTCCAGGTGAAAGGGGGAAGCATTAGTTTAACTCCTGCGCAAATCATGTCACTGTATGAGGCAAATAAAAGAGGACAGGCCAGGGGGCATATATATGGTGATGGAATAAGAAGTGCTCCCAAACTTGCAAAGGATACAAGCGTGAAAGGCGTATTCAAACCCTCCAAAATCATAAAAAGCTATACCCCGGTAAAGGTGTCGCCGGTGGACGTGGATAACATCACAAGTACTTTGACGCCGAAGCAGAAGCAATTTGCCGATGCAATCCAGGAATTCTTATCAACAAGGGCCGCAGACTGGGGAAATGAAGCTTCCGTCCTGATGTATGGATATAAGAAGTTTGCAGCCAGGGACTATTTTCCTATCATAACGGATGCAAATTATATCCAGAGTAAAGAAGGGGATCTGAAAAATATGCAGACTACTATTCGGAATCTGGGGATGACTAAAAATACAACAAAGAATGCTAATAATGCAGTTGTCATGGATGATATTCTTGATATCTTTTCCAGGCATATAGACCAGATGAGCACTTATAGCGCATTCCTTGCCCCGCTTTCTGATTTCAACAAGGTATATAACTATAAGAACCGGGAAAAATCGGTCAGCATAAAGCAGGAAATAGAGAGAGCCATGGGAAGCCCGGCCCAGGATTATATTCAGACGCTGATTCATGATATTAATGGAGATTTTCGAGGAGACAGCAATCTGTTTGAAAAGTTTCTGTCAAATAAAAAGGCGTCAGCAGTGGCGGGAAGCATCAGCGTTGCAATTCAGCAGCCGGCATCATATCTGCGTGCCATGGCAGAGATAGACCTAAAATACCTTGGAAGTGGAGCTTTCACAATGACAAGAAAAGGCCAGTGGGACTTGATTTGTAAATATGCTCCAATTGCACAGTGGAAAGACTGGGGATTCTACCAGATGAATACGAGCAGGTCTATCAAGGATATCATGTTTGAAACAGACAGCACGATGAACCGTATAACAAACTGGTCAATGGGCCTGGCGGAAAGAGGAGACCGATTTGCCTGGAATCGTATATGGAGGGCATGCGAAAATGAGGTAAGCGATAAACATAAAGAACTGAAGCACGGGACAGATGAATACTACAAGAAAGTAGGAGAACGATTCTCTGAAATCATAGACAGAACACAGGTAGTAGATTCTGTCCTCCATAGGTCACAGATTATGAGAAGGAAGGACCTGGGATTAAAAATGGCAACTGCCTTCATGGGAGAACCCACCAGCACCTATAATATGATTTATAGGGCAGCGGTAGGGATACAGCAGCATCGGGAAGGAGCAATAGAGAAAGCAACCAAAACAGCCGGAGCTATTGTCGCAACTCTGATATTAGGAGCTGCACTCAAATCGGTTGCCACAGCACCAAGAGACGATGACAAGGATAAAAGTTTAGCAGAAAAATATGGTGATGCATTCTGGGAAAACCTGATTGATTCAGCAAATCCTATTGGTTTAGTTCCATTTGGAAAGGATATCGTGTCAATTGCACAGGGATATTCAGTTGAAAGGCTGGATGTCCAGGGATTTCAGGATATAAAATATGCAATAGATAAGATAATGAAGCTAGCAAAGGGAGATAATACGCTAACGCCGCAATATACAGCCGTATATGCATCTAAGATGCTTGGAAACCTTTTTGGAACGCCGGCCAGCAATATCATGAGAGAAGCAGAGACAGCCTTAAATGTATATAGTCAGCATATCAACAAAGGAATAGAGGATGATTATATATTGGCTCGACAAAAGTATGAGATAAAAAACAAAGCAAATCTGGGAATGTATGTGGATATGATGATTGAAGCTCAGAGAAACGGAAAAAAAGAGCTTCAAAAGAAAATCAAGACCGACCTGAACGAGGCGGGAATTGATAATAAAACTATATCCGACAAAATCAAGTCTACTATAAAGGATGAGCTTGTATCGAAGGACCATATAGACCCTAGGATTGAAACGGCAGCACAGGCCAAAATGGGAGCCAATACAGAAGCATACAAAGAGGCTGTTAGTGAACTAATCGCAGAGGGATATGCCGGAAAACTGGTAACTTCCGTGGTTGATTCCAGAATTAATCAGCTCAATACCGGGGAAGAGATAGACTGGGAGGAAGAGGCAAAAACGGACCCGGATGAACTGTATGGTGAGATACTGACTGGGGAAGAGGATGAAGAAGAGTGGAGCATTTACTCTTCCAGAGATATCCTCGGAGCAGTTGAGCAAGTAGACAATACAGTGAAGAGCCTGGACGCCTTTAAAGCGATATCGGCTGAAATCATAGACAGCAAAACCAAAGCCGGGAAAACAAAGTCAGAGGCCATAAGCGGCATTAAGAAGTCCATCACGCAGTCCTATAAAGAAAAATGGATAGTGGCATATCTGGAGGGGAACCGTAAAGAATATGAAGCAATCCAGGCAAAATTAAATGTACTGAGGGTGGACGGAAAAAATATATACAGCGGAACTGATTATTCAAGCTGGAGAAAAGCGGCCAAAGAAAAAGAGAGAGAGGAGAATGCAAAGAAGCAATAGTGTAAAATGTATAATTATAAAAGCGATACACACCCCATAGTAAACCGCTAGCCGGTGACCCATATCCTACTAAAATCCTACTACACAAATTAAAACAAAGCAAAAAAGAATGAAATATAGAAAAAATGAAGGTATGAAAAACAACGTATTTTAAGGAAAAACAAGATAAATTGATAATCATTCAAACTTAAAATAGATTTTCGTAATGCGTGGGTCGCCGGTTCGAGTCCGGCCAGTGGCTTGACTGAAAAAGTACGGTTTTACAAGGAAAAACAAGCATGGTAAAAAAGAAAAGAACTCCGATAGGGGTTCTTTTCTTTTTGATATCCTACTATCATCCTACTATTGAGGTTTTTCCAGCAGGATTGAGTAAAACATTCTCCATAATATTAGCTGCTTCCTGATTCTTGGACTTGAAAAAGTACGAATATATATTCAAAGTAGTAGTAGACTTAGCATGTCCCAGGATACCGGCAACGGATTGTGGATCCATGTTATTTGATATAAGTATAGAGGCTGTTGTGTGACGTAGGCTGTGAAGCGTAGCGGCCTCAGGAAGCCGGTCCTCTTCACCGGTGGATACATTTTCATTATAGATGCGTATAAGCCGCTTAAATTCCCTTCTAGGGCTGTCCAGATGCATCTGAGAGCCGTCCCAGGATGTAAATACGAAATTCTTATTAAAGTTGCGGCCGCGATACCCTTGCCACCTATCGCCAAGAGATAGGCAGATTCTTTTTTGTTCTGACAGAAGCTCCTTGCCCACCTGCATGACAAAAGAGGGAACGACTGTAACACGGCTCGCGTGAGTTTTAGTATCTTTTAATAATACCCCATCCTCGGTTTTTGCTGTTGATTTTGAAATGTTTACGGTACATTTTTCAAAATCAATGTTATCCCAGGTAAGGGAGATGTTTTCGCCTCTTCTGTCACCTGTAAATAAGGAGAGGTAAAAAAAGAAACGCCATTTTGTATCCAGCTGCCAGTGTTGATAATATTCTTTTGTCTCAATCGCCTTATTTCCACGTTTGGAAACATGAGCCTTCCGACGTATTTTAACCGGATTATCCAGAATCCAAAGGAATTTTTTTACCTGCTCTATAGAAAGATACGCAACCTCGTATTCTTTCTTTTTGGTCTGCTTCCTGCGCTGTTTACCGGAAAAAATAAGTGGGTTCATGGAAAGCCACCCAAGGCTTACCGCATAGGAGAGCATGGCGCTCAAAACTAAAGTCATTCGCTTGATAGTCTGCTCTGAGATAGGCCCCTTTCTTTTATCAAGCCGTCCTTCGGATCTGACAGCATCTTCAAACATTTTTGCAGTATGACCATTAACCCGCGTAATGCGTTCCTGGCCTATGTGTGGGATAATGCGCTGTTCTATGATTTTTTTATAAGATTCATATGTGGTATGGGAGAGTTCAGGCGGCTTCATATCTGCCAGGAAGTCGGCTGATAATTTTTCAATGGTTATTTTATCTGCCTTGACATTATCACCGTGTTTCACCCGGTTCTCTAACTCAACCTTGAATTTTTCTAATTCCTTTTGAACTCTTTTTTCATTCCAATTTGGTTCGGGGATAAAAGTCCTGCTTACAGTGACCTTCTTACCGTTAGAATCATATCCATCACTAACAGTAACCTCATAACCATTGTTCTTTTTTCTTACAGATGCCATATTATTTCCTCCATAAGGGTAAAAAATTACGCCCATTGCAGAAATGGGCGTCCGATGATATAATACAGCTTGTGAGAGCGATATTATACAGGGTATTCCTGCAATAGTATCTCTGAATAACCGTTCCTGTTGGCGCAGGGGCGGTTTTTACGTTTAAAATTCATCGGAAGAAATTTCTTCAACTGATAAATTTCCGTTTGGGACAGTGTAGAGAGTTATTGATTGTCCGCAGACATCTCTTCCGTCATGGTAAAATCTGAAAGATTCATCTGATTTATAGTAACGAGTTTCGTCACCAAACAAATCATTTTTTCCATACCATGTTGAACCGGTTGCATAACTCAAACTATAGGTTCCGCATAGAATATTAACCTCAATAGGAGACCGTCCACCTTTAACAAATATTTGGTATTCAATATCAGGGTTCCATATATTTTTGAGTTTTACCAAATATGATGAATCATCATAAGGCGGCTTGATTTCAAAAGGAGCGTAAAACTCATCATCATTAAATCCGCTTACATATTCATCGTGGTAAGTAACCTCATTTCCACCCCATAAAAAATAGCCATGAGGTGGAGTTGGATGTTTCGCAGGACCTTGACTATCGGTTTCGTCCAAATCGCGCAAATTTGCATCCGTAGTTCTGGTATTATTACTTATTGGCGTCGTACTTGGATTTGCGGTATAATCTTTATCGGTACCCAAACCAAATTGAAAGATAGACCAAGCGACGATTATTGCACAAAATAGCACAAGAAAAACGGAAAACTTTTTGTCGGCTCCCATTTTTTTAGAAGGGCCTGTAGGGGGACATGCAGAAAAACTACTGCCTTTTCTGTGTTCATGCAATTTGACATCGTAAGCGGAACGGTCAGAGTGGTTAGACAATACGGAGTAAGCATAGTTCAGCTCTTTCGTAATTGATGCAGCCTCATCACGAAAAGCAGGGTTGTTGTCTGGATGATATTTTTTGGCAAGAGCAAGATAAGCTGCTCTAATGACTTCGTCCGAAGCATTTTCAGAAATCTGTAATATTTCATATAAGGTCTTTTGTGCATTCATATTAGTTTATATTAAGATAGTTAAGTTATCAGTTCCGTTTTATTTGATTTATAATTTCGTCACGTTCTTTTTGCTGTTTGGCGTCTAATCCAATAAAAGACGTGATATCATCTAATGTCCTTTCCACGGAGTTTACTCTTAAGCCTATTTCATAAGAACTATCCTGTAAATTTCCAATCTGTTTTCTAATTGCACTAACATCATCTTCAGTAACACTGCCAGTTGTTGAAGAACTTTGGGTTAGAGAAGCTAATTGTTGGTCTAAGATATTTACTTGGTTCATTAATTTGATATTTGAATATATAAGAAATATCAACATCATTAAAACTAATAGCAAAATCCATCCAAACAAAGGATATTTATTATCTTGTTCTTCATAATCGTATTTCATAAGTTACCCTCACAATATGGAATATATTTCCAGTTAATAAAATTATTTCCAGTAATATAATAATTCTTGCACCCAATCTTCCGACAAGAAAGGTTGTGGTTATTATGTTGAGTAAGAAGTACATTTATTATAAAAGAAAGACTATATACGCAATATACTATCGCAGTTTACATACTATCTACTATAATTTAGACTTCTCAGGAACGACACAAAAAATATTGCTGTTCTAAAAACTCAGTACCAAATTTTCCTTACGGAAGCTTGGGTGCCTTGTTAAATAACTTTCGACTTAATGTTGACTGGCGGATATAAACGTTCGAGCTCTTCTGGAGTTTTTGGGCATTCGGCAATCAATTCATCAAACGTCATTTCGGATTCATCTTTCTCTTCTTTGTTAACCAAACCAGCCAATAAATTGTCGGCCAACTCATTCAATGCTTTTTGAGAAGTAGGGCTAAGCTTTTTGTAACTCTTGGCAATTTCTAAGATGATATTATAAAAACTTCCTGTATTGTTGCCCAGCATATCCTGAACAATATGTGCTGTCTCGTCATCTTGCGATAACTGGGTGAACATTTCGCCATTGCCAGTTCGAAGCCAATTTTCGTTAACATTATGAATAGAGCATATAAGCTTTATATGTCTATCATTAAGCTCACGCTTTCCAACCTCAATCATAGCCCACGTGGATTGTCCTAATCCTAAGGATTGAGCAAAATCTTTTTGATTCATATTTAATGCATTTCTGAGATTCTTTAAACGCTCTTCCAAACGAAACACCTCCTTTCAAACATAGATTATCACAAATGAAATAAAAAAGCAATAAAAAGATATTGCAATATGATTTCATTTGTGATAATATGTAATCACAAATGAGATGGTAAGAAGGAGGTGAAATACATGTCATCAGAATCACTCAAAGAGAGTGTGATAGTAGGGATAGTAAAAAAGATGAAGCAAATGGACATGAGCACGCTTATTATCGTGAAGGCTGCAACGGATGCTTTAGAAGCTAAAGAGAGACTGGACCGAGAGGCAAAGAGAGAAGAAAAAGAGCCGCGCTCAGCATAGCAACAGAAAGGAGACAAATAAAAATGTCAGTTCCAAGAATGAGGACAATAAAAGAATGTGCTGATTACTTCAAGCAGGAGGATCCAGAAACTAAACTTACATATTGCACTCTTAGGACATGGGTACTGGAGGGAAAGATACCGCATATCAAGGCCGGGAAAACCGGGAAAACAAGATTAGTAAACCTGGACCTGCTGATTGAAATGGTAAATGGTAAAGAGAGTGTGGAGCATCATGTGAAACAGCCTGTAAATCTGATACCCAAACGAAAAATTGTATAACAATCACCCGATATCAACCCAGAAAGGAGAAAAGAGAATGTATAACATGAAAATTGAATTTAGTAAAAAAGAGCTGAATGAAATCATGGAAGAGATGGAACAGGCACAGGAGAAGATATTTGAATGTTGGAAGAGACTGGAAAGCTTGGGAGTTGCGGTAGTAAGGGAATCCGGCCATTCAGACGAACAGCCGGACAGAAATTGAGCTACTCCATATTTTCAAGTTCGGCGATAAAGATACTCATCATTTCAGATGCGCGTTTAACAGCAATTTGCAATTCTCTTGCGGTGCAAGGCCTGTCCTTATCAGGCGATTTCGGTGTAGCATAGCGCTGAAAATTGCTGACAGCTATACGCAAAGAATTTGTGTCGATTTTGGACATTGCAATCCTATTCCTTTCTATGATGTACTCGGCCCTGGCGGGGGCCTGTAAGTACATTATAGGACGGGAGGGGAGAAAAAACAAGAAGAGAGGAGGAAGCTATAATGTCAAATTGTAACTGTACAGAAACCATGGTAGATAGTGACTGTAGACCGGAAGTGGAAAAAGTGGCAAAAATGCTTACGGGGCTGAGCGAGAAGAACCAGATTAATCTGGAAAGCTTTTTAAAAGCGGTTGATTTCCTGGAACAGCGAGAAAATAAAACAGCATAGGGAGGGAAAGGACATGAAAAAGGAGGACAAGCCCCATCTTAAGGTAATCAATGTAATGAAGGACGGAAGGGAACTGGAATCCTTAGAGGGGATAGAGGCACCTGAAATCATCTACGATATTGTATTGCGAGATTACAAGGCCAAGGGGATTAAACTGATTCCAGTGGATACATATGTGTAAACACTATCATTTGGAGGTTGAACATAAAAAGGAGGAATGCAGCATGTTTGTCCGAAAACAAAAAGAAGAGGACTATATAAAGTTTGTAACCCATTATGGAGAAAAGACAGCGGAATCTTATTCTGGAAGGCCGGAGGTAGCTATGTACATAAGCAAGTGTATAGAACATGGTGCCACAAAGGTTGAGATTACAATGCCGGCTTTGTTAAAAGGTCCATTGGAGAAAACTCTGAAAGAACTGAGTATGGGAAAGTTGGAACCAGAATGTGAGACCAGGAAGAGACAGCTCTATGAAGAAGGTCCGAGTTATGAAGAGAGACATGCCTTTTATGAGATGACAAAAGAGGCGTATGGTACCATGAAAAAGATAGACGCTCTATGTATTCTGGATTCATTCAATAAGACCCACCTTACAAAGTTGTTGAAACAAGAGAAATTAGGGATAAACGAAGAAATGGCATTGTGTATAGCTGCTCTGTTAAGGGTAATGGGAGAGGCGACAAGGAATATCGACCCGGACACATTGACGGAAGTACAAAGGCATATGATTGGAGGCGTTGTCATAAAGGATTTGGAAGGGCTGAAACGGTACCTCGGAATACTCGTACTCCCTAGTCATGCTGAGAATTCAGAAAGAATTGAAGCAGCTAATACAATTCAGAATGTTCAGTCCAGTGAGCTTCATTAGGGAAAATAGAAAGGAGAAAACAGATGTTTGGAGAAATAGGAATGGAAAGCGTAAGAGTAATGGAAGTGATAGAAATAATGGCACTGAAAGGAGATGGTACGGAAAAAGACCCAGTACGTAAAATAACACAGTACTGGGACATGAAAGGAAATTTTTTAGCCGAATATGACCCTCATTTAAAAGAACTTAGAGACAAAAAGATTGTAGAAGCCTTTAATGTTGAAACATGTAAATTCGATGAATCACTTTTCGATTCCCCAAAGGAGGAACCGGATAGTAATGATACTCCAGAGATGGAGGAGCTTATAGAAAAAATCAAAAGTGGTGAGAAAATTCCCATATCAATCCAAACCAGGAAGAAAGCACCTGAGCTTAAATTATGCAAAGCGGTTAGCAGGGAGAGAAAAAGAAATCACTTGACAATTACGATTGAGGCAGAGGAACCGGAGGAAGCAAAAGTGCTATTTAAAAATTTAAGAAAGGCAATTCGAAAAGAAAATCGCCTTTTGCTGGGAAACATCAGTTATGAAGTTGATTGTAAAGTCAGGAAATGATACTTCTTTAAACACTTAGCAAGTTTTGCCTGTAAATTGCGGCATTTGATCGTGGCCTCTTTAATACTGGAAACAGTATCATTTGAATATATAACATGAAAATTGAAACTTGGAGGTAAAGTGTGAAGAGAAAGCTGGTCGCATTGTTTGTGAGCATATTAATGTCTTTGCTTCTGTCGGGATGTACCATAACAAAGCAGATATCCATAAATATCTATCAGCAAGCAGATAAGGGTAATGCTCAACATGTGGTAATTGATTATAAAGAAAAATTATTCTGAAACTATGGAAGAGAGGAAAAGCAGCATGGTA